TTGGGGCGCCGGTGATGGTGCCGGCGCCCCAGAGTTGAGGGTTGCATGAACTCGAGCGGAAAGCGACTGTTTGATTTTGACCCGGCGACGGGCACCACAAAATGGTGGCACTACGACGCCGAGAAAGACGAAGCGACGATCGAGACGGTCTTCGAGGTCGGTGACCTCTTAGAGCAAAACAAGAGACAATACGCCGCGACCGACGAACGGGCGCGGTGGGGCGAGTGGAACAAGGTCGCGTCGATCCCGATGGCGCTCTTCTACAAGCTCAAGCAAAAGGGGATCATCGACGACCCCAAGCGGATGAAGGACTGGCTCAACGAGCCGGACAACAAGTTATTTCGCACCCGGCCGGGGCGCGTATGAGCAGATCAGTCGCCATATTGGTCCCGGCCCGCGACACGGTGATGACCTCGTTTGCGTACGACATGGCGCGGGCGATGAGTTATCACACAGCGACGACAGACGACCGTGTGCTTCTCTTCACGAGCCACGGGACTCTAATCGCCTCTCAAAGGATGGAGCTTGCGCGTCAAGCACTAGATGAGAAGGCGGACTATCTCCTCTGGCTTGACTCTGACATGCGGTTCCCGAAGGAAACCATCGGGCATCTCATCTTGCGCGACAAGCCCATCGTGGCCGCCAACTATGCGACGCGTCGCATGCCGGTCAAGCCGGTGGCGATGCGAGACATGGGGAAGGGGCAGATTGACCGCGTATACACCGGCCCAGAGTCCGAGGGGCTGGAGCCCGTCGACTATGTCGGCATGGGCGTGATGATGACGAAGCGCGAGGTGTTCGAGAAGGTTGAGGCGCCGTGGTTTGCGATCCCGTACTCGACGGTCGGCAACCACTACATCGGCGAGGACGTTTTCTTTTGCAAGAAGGCAAAAGAGGCCGGCTTTGAGGTGTTACTGGACCACGACCTATCGCAGCACGTCAAACACATCGGCACCTTCGAGTATTCGCACGAGGGTGCCTGGGCGATCAAGGAGCAAGTGAACGGTGGCTCTGACCTCATACACAGCACTCAAGTCTAGCGTCGCCGACTGGCTGAACCGCGACGATTTAACGTCGGTAATCCCCGACTTTATCTCGCTCGCCGAGGCGCAGATGGAGCGCCGGCTGCCGACGCAGAAGATGGTCAAGCGATCAAACGCCACCATCGATACGCCGTTTTCGGCGCTGCCGTCTGATTTTCTTTCGCTCAAGTCTTTGGTGCTCACCAGCACCGCGCCGGTGCAGCCGCTCGTGTTCTTGACCGAGGACGAGCTCGACGCCAAGAAGTGGATCTATCGCACCACCGGCAAGCCGCAGTATTTCTCGCTGATCGGCAACCAGGTCGAGGTGCTCCCGGCGCCGGACACCGGCTACACGGCGGAGCTGACCTACGTGGCGACGCTCGCCAAGCTCTCCGACAGCAACGCATCCAACTGGGTGCTCGAGCGCCACCCCGACGTGTATCTGTACGGCGCGCTCTTGCAGGCGTCTCCGTACCTGCGCGACGACGAGCGCATCTCTGTCTGGGCAGGCTTGTACCAGTCCGCGATGGAAGAGTTGATGTTGCAAAACGAGCGGGCCGCCTTTAGTCAAGGCCGCACCGCCATGACCGTCAAACCGACGAGGGTGATCCCGTGAGTGCATTTTCCAACTATCTCGAAAACAAGGTCATGCTGCACGTCTTCGGTGGCAGCGCATACAGCGCCCCGGCGACGCTCTACCTTGCGCTCTATACGGTCGCGCCGGACGACACCGGCGGCGGCACCGAGGTGAGCGGCACGGCGTATGCGCGCCAGACCGTGGCCTTTACCGTCACCAACGACACCGCGAGCAACACCTCCGCCGTCGAGTTTCCGACGGCCGGATCGTCTTGGGGCACGATCGTCGCGGTCGGCATATTTGACCAGCTGACGAGCGGCAACCTGCTTGCCTATGGAAACTTGACCGCGAGCAAGACGATCGCCTCCGGCGACGTGTTCCGTGTGCCCGCGGGTGACCTTGATATTACGCTGGCGTAAGACGTGGCCGGATACGGCAGCGGCTTATACGGGCGTGGCAACTATGGCATAGACCCCAAAGAGGGGGCGGCCACGCTAAACGCCGCGGCGACGCTGGTCGTCGCCGGGGTGCGCATCCAGCAGGGTGCGGCGACGCTGAACGCTGCGGCGACGCTCACGGTGAGCGCGACGCGGGTCCAGCAGGGAGCCGCGGCGCTGAGTGCGGCGGCGACGCTCACGGCGTCGGCGACGAGGGTACAGAATGCCGCGGCGGCGCTCTCTGCCGCGGCGACGCTAACCGCCCAGGCGGAGCGTATACAGCAAGGCGCTGCGGCGCTCTCTGCGGCCGCTACGCTGGCCGCGGCGGGGCAGCGGATACAGCAGGGCGCCTCGAGCATGGCCGCAGAGGCTACGCTAACGGCGACGTGCAACAGGGTGCAGAGCGCATCCTGCGCGGTCTCTGCGGCGGCGACGCTGACGTGTGTGGGGCGCAAGAAGTGGGAAGACGACCCAGACACGGCGGAGAGCTGGACGCCGATCGCCGACACGGCAGAGAGCTGGAGCGCCGCGAGCGACACGGTCGTTGCGTGGACCCCGGCGAGCGACACGGCAGAGACATGGACGCCGGCGAGTGACACGGCGCGGACTTGGACGGAAAAGACACACCCGGCCTATTTGCAGGCCGCTTGAGGTATGAGACATGGCTGACACGACAACCACAAACCTGTCCCTCACGAAGCCGGAGGTTGGCGCCTCGGCGGATACCTGGGGCGGCAAGATCAACACCAACCTCGACACGATCGACGGCATCTTCGCCGCCGCCGGCAACGGCACGTCCGTGGGCTTGAACGTCGGCACCGGCAAGACGCTGAACGTCTCGTCCGGCACGCTGACGCTCGCTGACAATCAGATCAGCGGCGACAAGGTCGAGGGCGGCACGATCAACGCCATCACGATCAACACGCTGACCTCTACGGCGGTGAACGCTACGACGGTAGACGCAACCAACGTCGAAGTCACGAACATCAAGGCCAAGGACGGCACCGCCGCCGCCACGATTGCGGACAGCACTGGCAAGATTACAGTCAGCACAGAGTTGGCGGTAGATAATCTTAATCTTTCCGGAAACGCCATTACCTCGACCGATACCAACGGCAATATTGACTTGACGCCGAACGGAACCGGCGAGGTAAACATTACCAAGGTGGATATCGACTCTGGCGCGATTGATGGCACCACGATCGGCGGCTCGTCCGCTGCGGCGGGTACGTTTACCTCCGCGACCGTCTCCACCGGCAACCTCACCTTCTCGTCCACCGGCCAGCGCATCACGGGCGATATGTCCAATGCGACGATTGGCAATCGGTTGGCATTTCAGACTAGTACGACGAACGGCAATACTGATTTGCAAATTATTCCAAATGGAACGTCGGTTACTTCTGGAATCCGTTTGAACAATAACTCCGATACAACCAACGCTGGTTATGTTCGGATGTCCTTAAATTCTACAGAAGCAAGCATTTCCGTAGACAGAAACAGCGTCAGCGGAACATATTTGCCGTTAGGTTTTAATACCGGCGGCAGCGAGCGTATGAGGATTGATACGTCGGGGAATGCTGCCCTCGGCACTACCAACATCAACCCTGTTGGATTTGGCGGAACCGTATTTAACGTCAGTTCTGGCGCAGCGGGCGGCGGCATATTGCAGTTGCAGAACGTGCGAGCAGATGCTGCTGGAAACACCAATACCATTGCGTTTGTCGCAACTGACAACACTTCCGGCATCCGAACTGCACAGATTGACGTAGAGACAGAAGGCGCAACCGCCAACAATCGTGGCGGCAAGATGACCATTTATACCAAAGCGAATGGTGGTTCGCTTACGTCGCGCATGGTCATTGATCAGGCGGGCAACGTCGGCATTGGCGGGACGGCGGAGGCATATTCTCGTCTTAATCTGCTTGGGACATATCCGACATCAAGCAACGCGACTCAAGTTGTGCGTTTAAGCGGCACAATTCCAAGCGGCACAACGGCTAGTTATCGTAGTTTTTTGTCTCGCCCAGTAACGCAAGCAACAGCGTTTACTTTAACCAATCTCATCCATTTTGAAGCAGACCCTCAAACTTTGGGTGCAGGGTCAGCCGTAACCAATCAATATGGATTTTCTGTTGCAGATAGCCTCACCGGAGCCACCAACAACTACGGCTTCTTCAGCAACATCGCCTCTGGCTCAAACCGCTGGAACTTCTATGCAGCGGGGACGGCGCGGAACTACTTTGCTGGCCGCACAGATGTTGGCAATACGAGAATTGAAGCCACTAATAATTGGAACGGAGCGCAAGTTACTTCAACCTCAACCGTTACTCTTACGGCTGGTTCGTCCATTGATTTAACTTCGGCTGTTGCTGGCGGCGCACTTATTTCTGTATATGTAACAGGCTCTGGAAATGGTGGTTTATTTTGGGCAAATTATTCTGCAACAGTAACGAAACTAGTTGGCAACGGTGAGGCAACAGATACAGGTGTTGATTTTGCGGTTTATAAAAATGCAGCAAGCCACACCACAACATTAAAAAATAAATCTGCTGGCACACAAACATTTGCAGTTGCAATTTTAGCCGGAGCATTAACGTCGTGATAGAAATAAACTTAAAGCTTATCCCCGAAGAAGTGCAGGCCATCCTGCAAGTATTAGGACAACTTCCGACGAGCAGCGGCGCGTGGCCGTTGTTGGTTAAGATTGACGCGCAAGTAAAAGCGCAAGCCGAACAGAAGGAGACGGACAATGGCTAACTGGAAAGTTGAAAGCATGGTCGTGAAGCCGGTAGACGGCGCATACACGGACTGCGTGGTGACTGCGGCATGGCGCTGCACGGCTACAAGCGGCGACCACAGCGCGTCCAACTACGGCAGCATGGGCTTTGCCTCACCGGGCGACGTTTTCGTGGCCTACCCCGATCTGACCGAGGACACCGTGCTGGGCTGGATTTGGGCGAACGGCGTGGACAAGGCCGAGGTTGAGGCGAACGTGGCGCGGGAACTGGATATGCAGGTCAACCCGCCGACGGTGGCAAAGCCGTTGCCTTGGGGGTGATCGGTGGACGCGCAGGTGTTATTCAACATCGCAATCGGAATCGCCGGGGCGTTTGGCGGGTGGATCTTGAACAACATCTCAAGGTCCATCGAACGACTCGACGAAGACGTGCGCAAGATGCCGCTCACGTATGTCACGCAGACGCACTATCAGCGTGACATTGACGATATCAAGGGCATGCTGACGAAGATCTTCGACAAACTCGACGAGAAGGTAGACAAATAGCATGCTGCTGCCGATCAACATTCAGCCCGGCGTCTACAGCAACGGCACCGACTATCAGTCAAAGGGGCGCTGGCGCGACGCCAGCCTCGTGCGCTGGTACGAGGCCACGATGCGCCCGATCGGCGGCTGGCGTAAGCGCGCAAGCGGCCAGATGACGGGCAAGTGCCGCGGGGTGATCGCGTGGCGCAGCAACGCCAACGCACGCTGGATCGGGCTCGGTACGCACAGCAAGCTCTACGCGATGAGCGAGTCGGGGACGCTGACGGATATCACGCCGACGGCGGGCTTCACGGCAGGCGTCGCAGACGCGACGCTGAACCTTGGCTATGGCGGCGGCCCATACGGGATCTTCGCCTACGGCACCCCACGCGCCGACACCGGCACCGTGACGCCCGCGACGACGTGGAGCCTCGACAACTGGGGCGAGTTCCTGCTCGCCTGCTCCAACGCCGACGGCAAGATCCTCGAGTGGGATCTTGACGTCAACAACAAGGCCGCGGCGCTCACCAACGCCCCGACCAGTAACAAGGCCGTCCTCGTGACGGCCGAGCGGTTTGTGTTCGCGCTCGGCGCGGGCGGCAACGCACGCAAGGTGCAGTGGAGCGACCAAGAAGACAACACCATGTGGACCCCGGCGGTCACGAACCAAGCCGGCGACATTGAACTCGAGACCGTTGGCTCGATCGTCGCGGGTAAGCGCCTGCGCGGCGTCAACCTCATCTTCACCGACGTCGACGTACACGCGGCGCAGTACCAGGGGCCGCCCTTTGTTTATGGCTTTGAGCGCATCGCGACGGGCTGCGGGCTTATTAGCGCGCAGGCGGTGGCGGCGGTGGAGTC